CGGACGGCGCCATTATCGGTATGGCGACGGCGTTCGGCGCTGTCCTGGTGAACACGATCATTGCAGTCCGCAATCAGGTTCAGACGCGGTTAGTCCTGGACAAGCAGGATGATCAACTCGACACGATCAAGCAGCAGACCAACGGGATGTCCGAACGCGAGCGGCAGGACATCGCGGACCGGGCGGTCGCTGCGGCGATCCGGGCCATGAACGACCGGAAAGGCTGAGAGGAGGCTGCTGTGAGCTGGGCACCGGACTACTGCACTGTCGCTGAGATCAAGTCGTATCTGCGCATCACCGATACGGCCGACGACGTGCTCCTCGCCGCGTGGATCACAGCAGCATCCCGGGCCGTCGACAGCTACTGCGGCCGACAATTCGGGTCGGTGGCCGCGGAGACGCGCACCTGGACCGCCCAATACGACCGGTCCACCTGCGGCCACATCACCCCGATCGACGATCTGATGACCACTGTCGGGGTGACGGTCACGGACGAGTCGGGGACCGCGGTGACGGACTACGAGTTGTGGCCGCGCAACGCGGTGCAGAAGGGCCGCCCATGGACGCAGTTGCGGACCGCGGCCGGCGGTGCCCTGGCTGTGTTTGCGCCGTGGGGGTGGACAGCGGTCCCGACGTCGGTGCACGTCGCCACGATGCTCCAGGTGGGACGGCTCAACGCGCGCCGGGATTCCCCGTACGGGGTGGCCGGGTCCCCCTCGGAAGGCTCCGAGGTGCGCCTGCTCGCCGTGCTCGACCCCGATCTGAAAACGTCGTTGCAGGGGTTCCGCCGTCAGTGGTGGGCGACATGAACCTCGGAGACGTCATGGACGAACTCGCCGCGGCGCTCGCCACGGTGACCGGAGTCCGGGTCCACTCGCACCCGCCAGAGTCGATCACCCCTCCAGCGGGGGTCGTCTCGTACCCGGCCGGCATCGCGTTCGATCAGACCTACCAGCGGGGCATGACGAAGTTCAACGACCTGCCGGTCGTGCTGCTCGCCGGCAAGGCGGTGAGTCGGGCGGCCCGGGACACGGTGACGGAATGGTCCGCGGACACGGGGCCGCGGTCGATCAAGCGGGCGATCGAGGCCCGGCCGTACGCGTCGTGCCACGTGGTCACGGTGACCGAGTGCTCTTTCGACGTGGTCACCATTGCGGGTGTCGACTACCTCGCCGCCACTTTCATGCTTGACATCGTCGGATCGGGGAATTGATCATGGCCCTTACCACCAGCATCGTCGCGCAGGTCAGCGCCGTGCACACGAACCCTGTCGACCTGGGTACGGGGACTCTGCCGCTGTCCGTACAGCGCATGATCAACCTGACATCCGGGACCGGGGCGAACGCAGCCGACCGTCTGTTCTCCGACACGCGCACCCTGGCCGCGTCCGGCACTGAAGATCTCGACCTGGCCGGCGTGCTGGTCGACGTGTTCGGTACGGTCCTGACGTTCGCCCGGATCAAGATGATTCTCGTGTCGGCGGCGGCTGCGAACACGAACAACGTCAACGTCTCCCGGACCACGTCGAACGGGGTGCCGCTGTTCCTCGCCGCGACGGACGGTATCCCGGTCCGGCCGGGCGGGCTGTTCCTGTGGGCGGCCCCCGACGCCACGGCCGTCCCGGTGACCGCGGGCACCGGTGATCTCCTCACCGTGGCGAACTCGGCCGGCACGACCGGTGTCACGTACGACATCGTCATCATCGGCGCGAGCGCATAGGGGCCCCTCATGGCAGCGGTATTCGTCCACAGCAAGTACACCGTGCTCATGCTCAACGGGGTTGACCTGTCTGGGCAGACAACCACCTCGCAGGTAGAGCAGAGCGCCGACACGCACGACGTGACCGGATACGGGAACAACTCTCACGTCTTCTCCGGCGGGCTCGGCAACGGCGCTGTCACGTTCGGCGGAAACTACGACAGCACGGCCATCACCGGTCCGCGGGCGGTCATCAAGCCGCTGATCGGCTCGACGGTCGAGTTCATCCGCCGACCGGAAGGCACCGGTGCCGGGAAGCCGCAGGACCGGCTGAACGTCATCGTCACCAAGTATGTGGAGACAGCACCGGTGGCCGATATGGTGACCTGGTCGTGTGACGCACAGCCGTCCGGCGACTTCAACCTCGCAGCACAATAAGCCCCCGCCGAGCAAGGGAAAGCACCGGATGTCAGACCTGAAGAGCAAGCTCCTTGCCGACCGGATTCGCGACAACGTCAGCCGGGTCGACATCCCCGGCGTCGGCGTAGTCGTCATCCGCACCCTGTCCCGGGCGGAGTTCCTGTCCGCGTCGAAACTCGACGACACCATGGCGCAGGAGCGGCGGATTCTGTCCCTGGCAATGGTCGAGCCGGCCCTGACGGAGGCTGAGGTCGGGCAGTGGCAGGCGTCGTCGCCACCCGGGGAGATCAACGCTATCGCGATGGCTGTGAACACGCTCTCAGGGATCGGGCCGGGTGCTGAAAAGGAGCAGTACAAAAGCGTTCGAGACGTGTCCTGACCTGGAGTTTGACTACTTCCTGACCCGCGAGTTGGGGCTCGGCACGGTCGAGGACATGCGGAACCGCATGTCGATGGCCGAATACGCGGGCTGGTCGATGTACTACCGCAGGCAGGCGCAACGCACGGAGCTGGGGAGGTTGAGGGCCGGATGACGGACGGGACCGTGCTCCAGGTGGCCGGCCTGAAAGAGTTCGGCCGTGCCCTTGGCAAGCTGGACTCCAGCCTTCCTAAGGGGCTGCGGGTCGCGATGAACGGGTGCGCCGACTTCCTGATCGGCAAGACGGTGCCGCTCATCCCTCGTCGGACCGGGGCCGCCGCCTCCTCGCTGCGGGCGCGGTCGACTCGCGGCGCGGTCCGGATCGCGGTTGGCGGCCGGGCGGCCCCGTACTATCCGTGGCTCGACTTCGGCGGCCGGACCGGCATCAACCGGTCCGTCAACCGGCCGTTCTACAAAGAGGGCCGCTACCTGTATCCGACGCTACGTCAGCACCAAAGTGACTTCGCTGAGATCATGGAGCGGGCGTTGCTAGGGGTGGCCGAAACTGCCGGACTGGACGTGACCTGATGGCTAACTCCGTCACCCTGACCTTCGCCGGCGACTCCTCTGACCTGGCCGCGGCCAGCAAGAAGGCCGAGAAGGCAGTCGCGGGTGTCGGGGACTCCGTCACCACGGCATCGGACGACTTCAAGAAGGCCGGTAAGGAATCCGAGGGGTTCACTGACAGAGTGGGCAAGCTCGGCGCCGGGGTCGGTGGCATGTCCACGGCTATCGACGACGCTGCCGGCACCTTGCAGGCGTTCGTGGACGTCCAGAACGCGGCGTCGAACCGTGCGCAGGCGCAGAAGCGGGCCCTGAACGACGTCGCGCAGGCCCAAGAGGACTACTCGCAGGCGCTGCGGGACGGCAAGCAGGCGGCGATCGACTCGGATCAGGCCGCGGTGGACCTTGAGCAGGCCACCCTTGACCAGAAAACCACCCTGGAGGCGTACAACGCTGCGGTGGCCGAGTTCGGGGCGAACTCGAACGAGGCGGTTCAGGCGCAGGTAGACCTGAAACAGGCCGGGGTGGACGTGCAGCAGGCGCACGAGGACGCCGCTCAGGCCACCCGTGACGCCTCTCAGGCAACGATCGACGCCACGGGGGCGCAGCTCGACCTGACGGAAGCGCAGACGGCCGCCCACCCGCCGGACCTCCAGAAGTGGGCCGACGACCTGAACATGATCGCGCCGCTGTTGACCGGGCTGACTGGGGTGGTGGCGCTGGTGACCGCTGCACAGTGGGCCTGGAATGCTGCCCAGCTAGCGTCTCCGACGACGTGGATAATCCTGGCAGTCGTCGCCCTGGTGGCCGTGATCGTGCTCATCGCGACGAAGACGACGTGGTTTCAGCGGGCCTGGTCGGCGTCGTGGAAGTGGATTAAGTCCGCGGCGTCGGACACGTGGGACTTCCTCAAGAAAATCCCGGGGTGGATTGGGAACGCCTTCTCGACGGTCGCAGACGCCATTACGGCCCCGTTCCGGCTGGCGTTCAACTTCGTCGCGGACGCCTGGAACGCCACGATCGGCTCCCTGTCCTGGTCGGTGCCCGCGTGGATACCGGGCATCGGCGGCCAGACCATCCAGGTGCCACAGATTCAGAAATTCCACTCCGGTGGCATCGTTCCGGGCGTGCCCGGATCGGATCAACTCGCGATGCTCCAGGCGGGGGAGCGGGTCGTGTCGGCGTCCGGCGGCACCGGGCAGAGCGTCGTGCTTGAGATCCGCTCGGACGGCACTGCCATGGGTGACGCGCTGACCGACCTTCTCTCAAAGGCGGTGCGCAGGCAGGGGGGCGACGCGCAACGCTCGGTGGGGGGGCGCAATGGCCGGCGAGATCGGGCCCGCTAAGCAGCCCGTTTCGGTGGAGCTGTTCTACTCGGGCACCTGGCACCAGGTGGCCGACGAGACTCTCGTCGTCGAAGAGATCGATGTGCAGTGGGGGCAGTCGGACGAGAGTGCCGCGCTCCGGCCGTCGTCCGTCGATCTGACCCTGAACAACGCGGCGGACACCTACCGGCCGTCGAACCCGGAGAGTCCCCTGTACGGGCTGGTTGGCCGGAATACCCCGCTACGGGTGTCGGTGGACTCCAACGTCCGCATGTCGGTCGAGGTGTCCGCCTTCAAGCCGGACCGCACGATCGACTTCCGAGAGGCAGTCGGGGCGCAACCGGCTCGCGGTCGGTCGGTCGTCGACGTCGACGGGTCCGGGCTGCTGCGCCGGATCAACCAGTGGTCCCGGCGGATCTCGGACGCGCTGACGACGTGGGACACGACGTCGATCGCGAACCTTCTCGGCTACTGGCCGTTGGACGATCCGCGGGGTACCGCGGTCCCGCGGTCCCTGGTCCCGGCCGGCGCCTCGTACGCGAAACTCCCAGACTTCGAGGCGGAGTACGGGTCCACGGGCACAGACGACAAAGCCAGGGTCAACGAGTTCGCATACCTGGCCGGCGACTTCGCCGTTAGCTCCAGCCTGACGGCCGGCTGGTCGATCTTCTTCTCTATGCGGCTGCCGAACTCTCCTGCCGGCGCCATGTTCCTCAACACCTTCTCGTACACCAGTACGAAAGGGTTCGGGTTCGTCGTCTTCAACGATCCGGATATCCAGCTCCAGGTGTATGACCTGGACGGGGTCAACGTGGTAACCGCTTTCGCGAACGTCTCGGCCATCGACTTCACGAAGTGGAATCACTTCGTGATCCGGTGCTCCGTGTCCGCGGGGACGGTCACCATGGAACTCGACTGGTGGACTGAGGGCCTGACGTCCCTCTTCGGCATCTCCGGCACCTACGCGGGAACGGTCACGGGCGCACCGTCGACGTGGCGGATGGACGGGAACGCCCCGGCGGCCCCCCTCGCGCTCGGCCACGTGGGCGGCTGCCTGGGGGTCCCGAATAACACGGAGTCGGTCGGCCGTTTCGAGGCGTCGGCCGGCCATGCCGGAGAGCTGGCCGGCGAGCGCTGGCAGCGGCTCTTGGATCAGGAGGCCATCCTGTGGACGTTCCTCGGGTCGACGTCGACGACGGAGCCGATGGGACCGCAGACGTCCGGGTGGCTCCCGGACATCCTGGAAGAGATCACCACGACCGAGGACGGGCTGACCTACGACAGCCGCGACAACTCAAGACTCGTGTTCCGCACCCGTAACGACCGGTACGCGACCATGGCCGGGGTCGCCCTGGCACTCACCTACCCCGATCAGGTCGCCTACCCGTTCCGGGAAGTCATCGACGACCTGGACACCCACAACACCATCACCGTGCATGACACATATACCGGCGACGAGGCGGAGAACACGCTGGCGTCCGGGCCGATGTCCACGCTGAATCCGCCGAACGGGGTGGGCGAGTACCGGCAGACCGTCGACGTGCGCGTGTTCTCTCCGGCCGACCAACTACCCGTGCAAGCGGGATGGTGGCTGAACAGGGGTACCCTGAACCGTTCCCGCTACCCGGCGGTGACTCTCGATCTGGTCGCCAACCCTGAGCTGGTCGATGACGCAAATGAGGTCGCGTTGGGCGACGTCATCTCCATCGACGGGTACGAGCCGGACACCATTTACCTCATGGTCATCGGGACGTCGGAACGGATCGGATCACACACTCGCACCCTGACCTTCGTCACAGTCCCGGCCGAGTTGTTCATGCCAGCGGTCTACGGCGATACCCGGTACAACGTCGACGGGACCGCTCTCGCGGAGGACATCACCTTGACCGAAACCCTGTGGGACATCACGTCTCCGACGCCGTGGAGGATGGCCGGCGGCTACGACGTGGTGTGCAACGGGGAGCGGGTCGGTGTCGTCTCGGCTACGGCCCCGGCCGGTACGCTCGGCGCCTACACGCAGACGCTGACGACGGCGCGGTCTAAGAACGGCATCTCCCGGACGCACGCGAGCGGCGATGAGATCCGGGTCTACAACGGTGGGAGATACGCGCGCTGATGGCGACTTACCCGAACGTGGTCGGCGGCGACTTCATCGACGCCACCCTAGAAAACGATCAGATGAGGGCCGGCCTGAACTCGACGGTGTTCGGTAACCGGACGTCCACCAAGGCCACAGCCGGCGCGGCGGTCGAGATCGGCTACCTGCGGCTGGACAGTGTCCCTCTGGTCGCCGGCTATCTGTACGAGGTCTACGCGTTCAACCTGCGGTGGGACTCCACCGTTGCGACAGACCACTGCCGGTTCAACATCCGCTATAGCTCGACCGGGGCGGCAACTACGGCGTCAACGGTGTTCGCCCGGTCGGAAGGCGACCCGGACCTCCAGTCGATGCCGGAGCTGAAAACGCTCTACTCGCCATCGTCCACGGAGTCGGGATCGTTCCTGCTGTCGTTCCTGCGGACGTCGGGCACAGGCACCGTGACCATCCAGGCGGATGATCGCGGTGTCTGGCTCGTCGTGAAGTGCATCGGCACGTCCGGCGCCGGAGACGTCGGCGTGGACGTCTAGCTAACGCTGAAGCTGGCGGCCGGCAGGTCGACGAACTCCGCCCGGGCGTCTGGTCGAGCGATCAGGAGGATAGCTAGGACGGTCACGGCGACGAGGACAACGAGCCATGTGCCGACGACGAACGCCAGCCACAGCCGTTCGATCTCCTGCTCGGTCCGGGCCCGCCGGTAGTGCTCGGGAACGTAGTCGGGACGTCGCATACTGGTAGACCCCCTGAATCGTGATGACGGTCAGGATGAGCGGGAGCAGCACGAGACACAGCACGATCTTCTTCCCGCACCCGGTCCCTCCCCATCCAGTTTCGTTACGTGGCAAGGGTTTCTCCTCTTGGTAGGGTGGGGCCGCCGGATGGGTGGGAGACTCGGCGGCCCCGGACTCCCCCGCACGGTGCTCGGCGGCCCGTGCGGGGGGTAGGGCTCTCCCCGATGCCCGGTCTAGCGCGGCCGGCGCGGGGTGTTCGGCTTCGGCGTCTGCGTCGACGGGCGGGGCTTCGGGTTGCTCGGCTTGGCCGGCGGCCGGGGGCGACGGCTGAAAATGCTCATTTCTTGCCCTTCCCGAACAGTCGCCCGATCAGCCCGGACTTCTTTCCGCCCTGGTAGACGGTGCCTTTCGGTTTCTGGGCCGGCGGCGGGTTCTTCTTGACGTGCGGGATTTTGAAAGCGTCTGACCGGTGCTGCCCCGGCGCGTGGCGCCCGCGGTCGCGGCCCATCAGTCGGACACCCGGGTCAGCGAAACCAGGTCGATGGTCATATCGGCGGAGTCGGTAATGGTGGTCCGCGCCGAGATGATGTGCGAGCCATCCCCGTGCGGCGAGTAGCGGACTGGGGCGCCGGTGACATGGGCGAACGCGTGGACATCGGTGTCGATGTTGGTGTGAGCGTAGGCGGTGATGCTGGTCGGCATCGCGATGGCCGGGTGGGCTGCGAGGTGGTCAGCGAACGCGTGGATCGCGGCGATGCCGCGGGCCCGGCGGGCCGGGTTCGCTCCGGTGGGGGTTTTGCTGCTCTGCGTGCCCGGGTCGGTGGTGCCCAGGAAAGCGGCGCGGCTGGCGTCGCCGTTGGCGTTCATCTCCAGTGCTTTGGCGTGGTCGGCTTCAACTGCCTTGTTGATCTGTGCGGAGAGCGGCGTGGACCGCCATGCGCCGATGTCGTGGCGCTCCAGCCAAACGTCGACCTGGTGGACGTAGGCCTGCAGTCTGTTCATGGTGTTCGTCATGCCCACCACGTTGACAGACTGTCCTGCGACCTGTCAAGGTTGTCGGCATGACCAACAACGTGATGACACTTCCGATTCCTAATCCGGAACAGTGGACCGGTGTGACCGGTGCGGCAGAGCTGACCGGGATCAACCGGTCGACGGTGTACGCGATGATCTCGGACGGCCGGCTGCGCTCGTACCGGATCGCCGGCCGGCGGCTGCTCTGGGTACCTGAGGTTCAGATCGTTGCCGACGCGCTCAGGATCACTCGCGCGGTCTGCTCATGAACGGCGAGCCGGCGGCGGAATTGGAGCGCGCGGCGCTTCGAGACCAGCGGCGAGCGGACTACGCGCGCGGGCAGCGGGCTGCGGCGTCTCGGGCGCTCGACCGCCTGATCTTGGGCGTCTATGGGGAGGGTGTTCGGGTGGTCCGTGATGCGTCTCCGCTGCGGGATTTCACCCCTAGCCAGCTTGACTCTGTGTGGGAACTCGTGCGCGGAGAGCAAGGGTTACACCATAACCGTCATTATGATGTGCCCGCTGACGGCGATGCTGGTTGTGGGCGCCGGGAGTGTCCGCGATGACCTGGGAAGCGGCTATGCGCCGCGCGCGGTATCTGGTGCGGATGACGGGTTGCCGGCATGAGGTCTACGGCTACCGTCGCACGCACCTCGGGGCCGGGTCCTGGTACGCGTACGCGGTCCGCGCGGTGGCGCGTTGACCTGGTCGTCCGGTGCGAAGTACTTCAACGACGCAGGGCTTAAGGCCGGCCGTCTGGCGGATGACGTCATGGCGGCCGGTCCGCTCCTGGTCGACAGCACCGGTCAGTTCTGGGTATACGCCGCGGGGGTGTGGCGGCCGGACAACCGCGTCGTCCAGGCCCGGGTGGTCAAGCTGCTGGGTGAGGCGTACCGGCCGGCCCACCGTCGCGCCGTACTGGAGGTGCTAGCGAGCGTGTGCCCGGCGTTCGAGGTCGAACCGGTCCCGTCCCTGATCAACCTCACGTCCGGGCTGTTGCGGTGGCAGGGCGACCCGGACCCGACGCTGATCGAACACCACGACGCGTGTCTGTCCACGGTGCAGCTGCCCGTGCACTGGGACCCGCTGGCGACCTGCCCGTCGTTCGATGCGTTCCTGGAGTCCGTCGTGCCCGAGGATGACCGGCGGCGCGCGTGGCAGGTGATCGGTTATCTGCTCATGTCGGGCAACCCGTTTCAGCGGATGTTCCTGCTGACCGGAGGCGGTGGGAACGGCAAGGGGGTGTTCCTGAACGTGATCCGCGCGCTGCTGGGTGACGACAATTTCTCGGCCACTCCTTTGCGCCGTTTCTCCGAGTCGCAGTTCGCGTCCGCTGAGTTGCACGGGAAATTAGCGAACGTGTGCGGTGACATCGACGCCCGATTCATTGAGGACACGGGGCGGATCAAAGAGCTGTGCGGGGACGATAAAATCGACGCAGAAAGGAAGGGGAAAGACCCGTTCAAGTTCCTGTTCTGGGGCAAGGCAATCTTCTCGGCCAACAAAATCCCGGGCGCGTCGGACTCGTCGAAGGGGTGGCTGCGGCGGTGGGAGGTCATCAATTTCCCTTACGAGCCAACGAAACCAGACCCTACGCTGTCCGCGGCCTGCACGTCGCCCGAGGAGTTGTCCGGCATCCTGACAAAGGCGGTCGGGGCGCTCCGGGACCTGATGAGCGAGGGCGAGTTTGCCCGCGGGGAATCGGCCGATATGGCACACGCGGCCCTAGCTGAAAAGGCCAACCGTGCTATCCGGTGGATCAATGACCCTGATTCCAAGGTGACACGGAATCCGGACGTGTGGAATAAGGGAACCATTCTCGTTCAGGCATTCCGGGAATGGGAAGAGCACGACTCGGGCGACCGAAACAAGCACACCGGGGTGCAGCCGATCAACGAGTTGCTGCGTCAGTCCGGGCTGCGGCCGGCCATCAAGCGCGGGCAGCGCGGTTACTACGGCCTGGAGGTCACCGGGCCGGTCATGGTCCGGGAGGCCGACAAGCCATACCTGAACGTCACCCGAGTAGATGTGCACCAAAGTGCACCCCTGGCACCCGACGTCGACGAGCAGATGGCCCTTGACCTGGGCGAATAGCAGTAGTGCACCTCGGGGGGCGGTTTGAAACCGTTTCCCTACGCGTTGCATACGTTCCTCATCTATGTCAACCCCTGATTGGAGGGTGCTTTTTAGGGGTGCACATCCCTCTCCGACATACGTGCACGCACGCGTTATTACTTACTGTTCTGATCTTCCTTACAGTCCGTAAAAACTCGGCCTTGCGAAAATCAGCACCGGGGTGGCACCCTGGTCGCTACCTCAACCAGAAACGCGAACGAGGAGACACCGTGACACCACGAAAGACCGCCCCCGCGAAAGCGGCGGCCCCGGCCCGGGCCACATCCCCGGCCCCCCGTAAGCGAGCTCCGGCTAAGGCCGCAGCGGCTCCCGCGGTCGCCCTGGACAAGCCGGTCCGGCTCGATGCGCTCGCGGACGACATCGCGGCCCTGCGACGCATCGAAATCCAGAAGGCGCGCCTGTCCGCGAAAGCCACGCCGATCATTGCGGCCATCAAGGAGCGCATGGGTGACGCGAGTCAGGGTCTGGTCGGTGGGAAGCCGGCCGTACGCTGGTCCACCTCCGTACGCAAGACCTTGGACCCGAAAATCATCCGCGAGAAGTATCCCGACGTCGCAGAGGTCGCAGAGCGCATAACTGAGGTCCGCAAGTTCGAGATCCTTCCCGAGGTGCCCTGATGGCCTGGGCGCTCGTACCCGCGCTGGTCGGGCTCCGCAACGCGTTCAACAAGGCGTTCCCCGACCGCGACAAGGCGTCAGACGGATCGATTGGCGACGCAGCGCACCAGGACTCGCCGTCCGGGCACAACCCGGACGACACGGCCGGATCGCAGCCCGAGGACAGCGACAGTGACAGCGTCCAGGACGTGCGCGCCCTGGATGTCGATTCCGACCTTCGGCGCGCGGGGTGGAGCTCCGATCGCGTTACCGATGCCATCGTGGCTCGCATGAAAGAGCTGGGCACCAAAGCCCCTCTGAAGTACGTCATCGCCAACACCTACATTGCCGAATACCCGCATTGGGAGTGGCTCGACTACGGCGGCGACGACCCCCATGACACGCACATGCACTTCTCATGTCGGGCCGGATCTGGTACTGGGCAAGGAAATCCGGAAAATTACAACGGCCCGTGGGGCTTTGAGGGGGACGACATGGCGACCGCAGCCGAAATCGCGCAGGCCACGGCGAGCAAGCTCCACACCGATCTGACCAACCCGAAATCGGGGCTGTACGACGACGTTCAGAACGCCATCCAGGGCGTGGCTAGCAAGCTCCACGCCGATCTGTCCAACCCGGACAGCGGCCTATCGCACGACGTAGGGGACATTGGGAGCGCTCTGGTTCTGGCGGTCGTGAAGGCGCTTACCAACGTGCCTGCCGGCGGCGACGTGCCGGTCTTCCTGGCTCCGATCAGTGCGAAGCTCGACGAACTGCTCGCGCGCATCCCGCGGCCCTAGGCCGTGAGTGAGGCGTGGTCGGGGGGATCGGACTCTCGCTGGCGCGCCTTCCGGGCGAGCATCCTCGCAGGCAATCCACACTGTGCGATAGGGGGACCGAAATGCACCAAGCTGGCAACGCAGGCCGATCACATCGTCCCGTTGGTGATGGGCGGAGCCAAGTACGATCCGCTGAACTGCCGGCCGGCGTGCGCCCCGTGCAACCAGGGCCGGCGCATCGCAGCGCCGGAGCCCGTGCACTGGGTGTCTGTCTCGACCTGGTGACCGACCTGGGCCAGCTGCTCCCGATGTTGCTGCTGGTGGCGCTGGTGTGGTGGTACTGGTGGGGCGCGGCCGGGGAGTGGACTGGGTAGCTTTCGCTGGGTGGCGAGGGGGGATGGAAGGGCCGGGGAAGTGGTGCTCCCCGGCCCTTCACTATGCGTAGTAATAGCAGAGAGTGACCGGATTTCCTGCGGTGTCACAGAATGTCCCCGGTCGAGTAAAAAGTTCACGGAGGGTGGGCCACGGACTA